TGGTCGGAGTACAAAGATTCGAACTTTGGACCCTCTGGTCCCAAACCAGATGCGCTACCAGGCTGCGCTATACTCCGTTTTATGGTGGAGGTGACAGGACTCGAACCCGCTACCTATTGCTTGCAAAGCAACCGCTCTCCCAGGTGAGCTACACCCCCATATAAAAATACACCAAGCTCACAAACTCCGACCTTCTATGGCCGCACGAACCTATTCGGTACTGATGTATTTCTATATGGTGCCTCAGGCGAGACTCGAACTCGCAAAATTTGGCTTCTAAGACCAACACGTATACCAATTCCGTCACCGAGGCTTTATGGCGCACCGTAGGGGACTCGAACCCCTGGCCTTCTGCGTGACAGGCAGACGATCTAACCAACTGATCTAACGGTGCAAAATTAGGTGTAGCCTACGCCTTCCATTGTCGCCACTACTTGAGATGTTACTCTGTCCATCCATTTTATTCTGAGTCTGTGTGCAGTTAGGATTCTGCCTATCAGAGCCTGAGTTTTTCTCTCGCTAACGGTTTTCTGCCACCGGATCTCTCTCGCTAATCAAACGCTATTTTAACGAAAATAGTAACGGGATAGGGTGGCTGAGACCAGCTCATTTAATGCTTTCTGCCTTGTCCTTTGCTTTCGCGTGACTTAGCCTTTAAAGCAACCGAATTTCTAACTTGTTCTTATTATAACATCGTTACAATATCTGTCAAGCATTATTTGGAACCTAGGGTCAGATTCGAACTGACGATTTTACGGATTTGCAATCCGCTGCCTTTGACCGCTCGGCCACCTAGGCGTAAACCATTATTAAGTGTTATCTACCAATTTGTCAAAAATGTAGCTAGCACTGACAAGCGAATAGCGGTTATATCAGGACCTGTTCCTCGCACAGTTAGGCCCGCATAGTTATGGCGTCCCATAACGATACCCTGATAACACTTAATAATGGCGTCCCGTACCGGATTCGAACCGGTGTGAATAGCGTGAAAGGCTACTATCCTAGGCCTCTAGATGAACGGGACACTTGGTCCTCTCGGATGGTAACGATCCGCCGTCTTTCGATTATCAGTCGAATGCTCTACCTTTGAGCTACGAGAGGGAAATGGCATGCAAATTTTAAATGAACTTTCTTTAAATAGCGATCTATTTAAATTATGTGCTTATTATAACACCTTTTAGTAACCTTGTCAAGCATAGGGTTATTAAAAAATCTATAAAGGAAAACCTCGGACTTTAGGGGTACCGAGGTTTGCTAGATATTTAGTATAAACTATTTAACTAGTGCGCCTCATATCCTTCTCTGAAAAATTACGTGCGTGAGCATTTACCGGTTGATAACCGATACTATGTCTACAGGTAATTTGTTTGAGTGTTTGCACGCTAGTCTTTCTGTCTATAAAAATATTTATACATCTCGATAAGCTAATACTTACTTTTTAGAAGTTTTTTTATCTAAAAAATCTGTCTTAACTTTTGTTACGATAATCTCGTCACGTCCAATCGCTTCAAGCCAAGTGTTGAGGCGATGCATAACAATCTCATCGGTAGGGTTTTCAAAACTAATGTTACAATCCAAGATTGTGTCACTAGTGTTTCGATCTCGAGAACTGAAACTAAGGTTAAAGTTCTCGGTAACTTGTTTTTCTTTACTCATATTGTTTAGAATGGTGCGTCAGCAAGTTCTTTGATCTCGGTCACTTCAAGGTCTTCTTCAACCTTTGGCTTAGAGATTTTAGGTTGCTTTGTTGCTACAGGCTTTGCCTTAACAGGTGCTACCTTTGCCTTCGGTACCTTAGCAACCGCAGGGGTACCTTCTTTCTTGGCCATTGTCTCAATCAAAAGACCAGCCCACTGAGTAAACACGCCACCTGTATCTAACAAGTGTTGACATGCTTCTGCCTTAGTCATTGCTTTAGGCAACTCAATTAGTTCAAGAGGACTATGTCCGCCCTTGGCCAAAAGCTTAGTACGAGAAACGATATCATTCGCAAAGCGAACTTTAGTGATACCATGCTGTGTAGACACACCTGCTACTGTAAAATTAGACATTTAAGTCCTCCTTAATAATATAAAACATTCAATTGAGATTTTTTACTCTCACCATAATTATAACACCGTTTCGTGTTAGTGTCAAGCATTTGTTTTCCAAAATGTTGTTCATTCACAACACCGATTTAACTTTCTCAGAATGCTTGCATTTTCTACGGAATTGGAAGCCAACGCAATCACATGTTACATCACCACCCTCAGAAACAACGGTGTAAACCTTGCCTGACGATTTTGATTTAACTTGAAAGATACGCGCATTGCTTCTTTCTTCCGAGAATGAGTGGCCTACGATATACTTCTTATGTATATAATTAATAGGATAGTCAAACCATTTGTTTGGTTCCATCGAACGAATTGACACATAATCTTTATCGAGCCATTTTGGATTCGGTACTACCTTTCCCTTAAAGGTGTTGTAGTCATAGTCTACTCCTAACAGATTCGATTTCCATTTTGTCTGAATCTCGATGTCTGCGCCCACAGAAAAGTTCATAACCGTTTCTCCATTTTCATAATTATAACACCGATTCGATCCTGTGTCAAGCATTTTCTGCCAAAAAAATACCCCAGGGTTACTGGGGTAAAAATTAAAACCTTTTTATTAACCGTTTTCTTGATCTTTTGGTTTCTTAATAACTTCTAAATCGTCGGTGATTTCTATAATGCCCTTGTCCTCGAAAAACCCTACTGTATCTGCTATCCCTCTCTGATATCCATGAACCTTACATGCATAGCATGTAACTAACATTAAAACTATTTGTACGATGTCGTATATTGTAAAGGTGTATTGTTCCATTACGTCTCCTTATAAGTATTGTTTTCATTCTGTAATCTCATCATATACAAACCAATTTTCCTGCCTTTGGCGAAGGTTTTTAAATTGATCATGTTCTATTAGAAATTTAGCAACTAAGCTGTTCTCTAATCCATAGGCTTCTAGCTCCCATGGCTGATCCCAGTAGTTAACATCATCTTCATATTTGTCCCCTCTCCAAACTGTTACATATCTGGATTTGACATATTTGTCTTTCATCTCGCCCTTTGCCATTTGTTTGAGATGAACCATCTCGTGTGCAAGTACCGAGAACATATGTATCTTCTTTTTAGTTCTGCAAATGTCTATTTTAAAACTGCGAGGGTTAGGCAAGCCTTCCTCTTCAAAATCGCAGAAACCTCCAGCTTCAAGTTGATCATGTATCTTGATCGTTACCTGGATGTTCTTTTCTAGTTGTGGGGAAAGTAGTTTGTCAGCGAATGATTGTGCTGCCAATTTAAGTAACTTTGTGAGTTCTGTATTTCTCGCGCCTCTAACACTGATTATCATAGCAGACCCTTTGTTGTTACTAATATATTTATATCATTTTGTTTCGAGTATTAACTTCCAGAATGCCTCATTTCGAATTTGAGTATCCGTCTTCGGACCTCCTGTAGGCAGCATGGAAATTGTAACATTTGCATCCGCATACACTTCTTTAACGGGGAGAGGAATAGGAGAATCTAATTCCTGTAGTCCGCCGTGTTTTTGATTTTTTAAATTGCTCGATGAAAGTGTAGTACTTTTTAACTTTTGCATATTTTAAACTCTTATCTTAGAAAAGTCTCGTGTCGGTTGTCCATACTGTTTCTTCATTTGTACAGGCCCGCCGTTATCCTGCGTATTCCATTTTGGTTTGTCTTCTCTGATTCCCGAATCCATAATATTCTTTTGAGCAGATTGTTCTAAGTCATATAGTTTCATCTTTGCTCTATCTACACCAATTACAAATCGCTTATTAATCGTAGGATCATTATATCGATTCTTTAACTGTTTAACCATTAACTGATTCATTGCTTCAAGATCTTCTGTAGATATCAAAGCAAACATAAAGTCCACTGTCGCGGGTAAACCAAACGATTCAGATGTATCTGTCAATTCAACATCTGTATTACCATAACCGCCCCTTGTGGTCTGTGTAGCAGAAAGAATAGGAACATTCTCTTCTACTGCCATACCCCTAAGTTCCTCGGCAATAGACTTAATCAAAGTATAGGAATTAATATTAGCACCACCCTTAAATCTAGATGATGCGCAAATATTTAAATAATCAATTACAATAAGATCGGGTTTAAATTGTCTCTTTAATTGCAATTCATTCAATAACGCTTTAAAGTGTCCTGTGTGTGCGCCGGCTGTAGGATATTCTTTAATAATTAGCTTGCCCTGCGTTCTATCTTTAATCTTTTCAATACGATTATCAAAGATTGCTTTTGGAAGGTCTTTCAACTGATCCATAGTGATGTTCATTAAATTAGCATCAATACGTTCTGCAATACG